GTGCAAGGAAAGACCTTTCTATTCTAATGGGAGAAAGTGCTACGAATGACACAAATTCCGCTAACGTACAGGGCAATTTAAATATTCCTATGACAGTTCGAATAGAATTCTTTCAAGGAACCGATATTACCGGCGGTGTGGGCGGACTGATGCCAAATCCATATCTATTCAAAGTAAAAGATGCATTTATTACCAGCGTAGAGTCTAACTATACGCCTACCGGAATGTGGAATGCATTTTATGATGGTGCACCCATAGAGACTTCAATCACTATTAGTCTGAAAGAACTTGGTGCTTTGACACAAACAGATATTGTAAACGGTGCTTAATTTATGAAACTATCAAAAACTATGCCGAAGTTGAGTTATAATGGAGTGCCGATATCGGATATATCTATTCGATTCCATACTCTTGAATCGGTACAAAAACATTATTCATTTTTCTATGAGCATGAACTAGAATATGGAGAAACGGCAGAATCATTAAGTTATAAACTATATGGGAATCATGACCATTGGTGGATACTATATGCAATTAACAACATCATTGATCCGTTTTATGACTGGTACATGACTGATGAAGAAGTTTTTAGATATGTGGATTTATTATACGGCGACAAATCCAATGATATACATCATTATGCAGACGAATCACAGAAATCGTTTATGTGTAGATCCTTCGGCAGCACAATACAAGCAAATACTGAAAATCAATGTATTCAGTTGGGCGGAGTGTGGGATTATGATATAACGTCTATCGCAACATTCAGCGAGAATAACGCACAAGGAACCCTACTACCAGTAACAAATCTTGAATATCAGGTCAATGAAAATATGAAAAAAGTGAAAATAGCAGTTATTCCTGGACATATGATTAGTACCATATATGCGGAAATGGAAACACATGTTTCTGATATGAAACGCCTCATTGCCGCTCGCGGGGGCAGGAAATAATGGGACATGAATTTAATCCCAGACTGAATAGTGGATATCAAGTATGGTTGACGACGGGTGCTGGGGTGAAACTAGATATCACCCAAATCGTTGCAGAAGTGAATGTTATAGAAAGTATATTCGAAAATTTTATATACGGTTGGATAGATATTGCTGATACTGACGGTTTCTTAGAAAAGAATCAAATTATAGGACAGAAAGGGGAAGAAATTGCTATAGAAATACACTCTCCCAATCAGACTGGTGACCCTGCAATTTCATTTATTAAGGAATTTGATATTAATTCATTGACCGATTTAAAAATGGACAACACGGGCACTGGATTGGTAAGTTACAGACTAGGTTTCACAAGTCATTTCATCGGCAAAAGTAATAATATCCGAATCAATCGCAGTTTTTCCCAAATGACTCCGACAGAAATTGTAGAATATATTTGTATTGATATTCTTGAGATGGGTCTTGATGTTAAGACTCCTTGGGAGAACATTGTCACATTATTCCCAAGCAGACATGCAAGACCTGTAGTTGTACCGGGATGGAGTCCTGTCAAGACAATAAATTTCTTATGCCAACATGCAATCAGTGCCGAGGAAGATGATAATTATATATTCTTTGAAAATAGTGAAGGTTTTCACTTCATGCCGATTGAAGAGTTAAAGTATGGAACTGTGAAACGTGGTTTATCTGTATCTGGTCGCCCCTCAGTAGAAGATTCAGTGACAATTGATGAGAATGGCGAAGGTAGAGTTCAGGGACAATTAGCAGAGTTGTTTTCGCAACCAAAAAGATTTAATCACACAGAGTCTCAACTTAATGGATTGTATGGCGGCAATTTAACCACTCATAATATTCTAGAAAAACGAATAAAGAACTTTGAGGTACTCTATGATGGTGTGAACGAAGCATTCATCGGATTTTCAGGTCTCGACGGCGCGGGCACCGTGACAACCTCAAGTGTGCCAAATTATGGATATATGAGCGATAACTACTTTTATGATGTTCAGCATAAAACCGAAAAGAATCATTATGTACGAAGAGACATGAAAATAAGTGAATTGAAGACCCTTATATCTACATTTGAAATGGCAGGAGATACTAATATAATTGCAGGTGATTTGATATCAATTGATGTTCCTACAAAAGATAAGAGTAATAAACTTATGGGCATTGATTTAATGATAAGCGGCGAATATTTAGTAGCATCTATACATCATGTCGTTCACTACAAGGATGGTTATTCGATGACCATAGAAGCAGTTAAAGATGGTTTTGAAAATGAACCAGTATAGAATTAGGAGATTATGATATGCAAATGATGGGTGTTGATAAGTTCGTATGGTTTATGGGCGTAGTAGAAGACAGAAATGACCCTATGCGTCTTGGTCGTGTACGAGTGAGAATTTCTGGTATGCATACCGAGAAGCGAGTCAAGAGTATAACTGAAGGAATTCCTATTGGCGATTTGCCGTGGGCGATGCCGATGCAACCAATCACGAGTGCGGCGATGAATGGTATCGGAACAACACCTCTAGGTCCTGTCGAAGGAACATGGGTGATTGGTTTCTTCAGAGACAGTATAAACGCACAAGATCCTATTGTAATGGGAACACTTGGTGGAATGCCTCTTGATGCTCCAGAAATGGTAGGGTTCAATGATCCGTTCATGCAATATCCGAAAGAAGATTTCTTGAATGAACCTGATACACACAGACGGGCAGTAGTGGATTATACTGATACAGTAGGCGCATTACACGATTCAAAAACTGTTCCGCAAGATTCGACACATGTACCAATCCCACGCCTTCCATTAGGCGGATTATTAGTCAAGAAAGCGGCGAAGTTTGGAGAAGATCCAGTTCTTTGGAATGAACCACTTCCACCTCATATGCCTGTATATCCTTTTAATCATGTACGAGAGTCCGAGTGCGGTCACATGGAAGAGTGGGACGATACTCCAGGTGCAGAAAGAAGAATGTCTTGGCATAAGAGCGGAACATTCGAAGAGATTCATCCTAATGGTCAACGTGTACATAAAGTAGTATCTGATAATTACGAGATTGTATTAGGAAATAACTTTATTCATATTGCACAGTTTATTCCGACAACTGCCGCAATACAAAACGACTCCGATGAGGCAGTAGAGAACGGCAACCTGACAATCACAGTAGATGGAAACTGTCATGTTAATGTTAAGAAAAATATGACGACAGAAGTGCATGGTGACAGATATGACTATGTACACGGACATTATGATTTAATTGTTGAGGGCGGTATTAAAATATGGTCAGGCATGGAAACACTCATGCAAAGCGTTGATGATACAACAATCATCGGTGCTAATATACATTTAAACCCATAACGAGGAACACTCATGGCGGTATTTACAGATTTAAGTGATGCATTAGGACAGATAGAAGGTCTTCTTGAAGCACCTGCAAGCGGGAGTGTATTGCAAATTGCAGACTCAGCAAGAAACTTTTCACTATTCGGCGGCACCGGCAGTGTTTCACAAGACACATGGAATCATCATTATCCAGATGAAAGTACGCGCCCACCAATGCTTGCTAGGGATGCAACATATGTAGAGCAGGTAAATCTAGTAGCATTTGAAGCAGGATTTATTAACAGTGGTTATACGAATCCACTACGTCCTGGCACGAGTACAGAAACCCTTGCAGGCGAATATGTTGCAGTTCTACAAGATATTGATGAATTTGGGTTTTTCTTAGACAATTGCGCACAGACGACAAAAGCACAAATTACCGGTGCCCTAGACGACTACATGAGAAATACCGGTATTCAGCAAGCAGGTAGAGACCTCAATAAGACATTAGGAAAAGCAGATGACACACTAGATTGTATTGCTGGGTTTGCTACGCTATTTGATTCTAAAGGCGTATTAGATGATGCACTGGGACTGATGGACATGCCCGGTTTGAATAATAGAGTGAAAAGTATTGTTAGGGACATTACAGATCCAACATTACTATCAAGTGTATTGTTCAATTTAGATGAAGTTAAAGACCTACTTGACGTAGAACAAACCGTATGTGATGCTATTCATGATGGCATGGACTCATTAGTAGGAAAAGATTTAGCGGCGCTGACTGGTTCATTAAATAAATTAGCACAGTGGTCAGCAGTTGCAAAATTAGCAACAAGTGATCCATGTTCGTTAGTGACTAATAATATGCTACTTGGTCATATCACAGAACCTGTGATGGATGACCTGATTGATTTATACAAAGCGGCGACAACTACTCAAGGCGATGTAATTGAAACTGCTATTGATATATTTGTTCCTGATGGTATCCCTGGCAGTCATTTAATTGGTGATATCTATGAGAAGGGCAGTCTACTTCCGGTCGGTACTTATCTAGGAGGACTCGCATCTGGATTTCAAGATAATATTACAGGCGGTCTTGACGCTGGCGTTGATATTGCTGATGCGATATTTAAGGGCGAAAATTCTATATCTACAGGCCTGATGGAACTTTCTAATAATCTTGACGGCGTTGACTTTCAGTCACAGATAGATAATATTGCGGATATTAGTCTTGATGGAATATCATTACCGGATGATATATTCGGCAATTTTGTAAATCCACTAGGCGAACTAGGCGATGATGCTATGTCCCTGGCGGGCGGTGCATTTGATGCTCTCGGCACATCTATAGATACGGTGACGGGAGCAGTGTCTGCCGCAGAGGGATATGTTAGTGGTGTATTGAGCGCAGGTGGTGGTTTAGTCGGTGCAGTTGCAACCAAAGCACTTTCAGGAATCTTCGGGGGACTGCTTGGTGGTTCTGGATTGCCAGTTACTGCACCGAGTATTGCTGATATTGCGAGTCCTGGTGCCGCAGGAGCAGGCGCTGGGGGCGGTTCTTCTAAGGCAAGATCCGCATTCGCGGCAACAGGTGCCGCTACTGTGTTAGGTGGCGCATCTTCGGTTGGTCATGGAGCAGGGGTAATTACGGCATTCACAGAATCTATCGGTGGCGGTGGTTCCGGTGGTTCGATTAGCGCATCGTCAATTGCATCTATGGCATCGGCAGGAACGTCTGTATTGACGACGGGCGCTTCGGCATATGTCACCACTGCATTAAATGACATGAGTGGAACTTCTTCAGCACTGGATATTATTAATAGAGCGAGTCTGCCAGCAATTGTTCAGAAAATAGATACGGCAACTCATAACTTTAGTCCTGTGACCGATGCCTTGCGGTCAGCAAAGTCATCTTCGGATTGGAGTGACCTGACGTTAGGTAGTTGCTTCGGTGGTTCTGGTTCAACTGCAAGTGCATGTGCTTCTTCGGGTGGTTTATGGAGAAGTATGCAAGGTGTTGTGAACTCGGGCCAACCGAAATATAACGTGCCGTCGTTAGGAAAACACCCATCAAAGCGAGCAACCAGTATAGAGTCAGTGTTTTCTGATAATAAATTATTTGATGTTTCATCTCTACTTTCATAATGGAGAATCACGATGCCAGCGGCAGTTAGATTAACAGATATATGTACAGGGCATGGGTGTTTTCCGTCGCGTCCCAATGCTGTTGCGAGTCCCAATGTATTCGTGAACAGTCTTGGGAGTCATAGAGTAGGTGATTTATGGGAAGAACATGGTTGCGCGGTATGTAAAGACCATGATACAGTGCAAGATTCTGGGTCACCTAATGTATTTGTAAACGGCATGGCCCATGCACGAATAGGTGATGCTCTTGCATGTGGTAGTAGCAATGAGACTGGATCAGGCAACGTTTTTATAAATGGTTAACAAATCATTATAAATATATTACAAGAACATTCATTTAACGGCGAGAACGATGGAAAAAGTAGTAAGTAAAATATTAAAACAATATAGAGATATTGATTTGGATATGACGATTCATCCGTTGACTGATGATTTAGTGCAACTAAAAAATATTGATGCGATAAACAAATCTCTAAGAAATATTTTAAAAACTGGCACAGGTCAGAGAGTATTTGATCCTGATTTCGGATCAACTATTAATACATCTTTATTCGAACCTATGGATATGATGACCGCACATACTTTGCAGACTCAAATCGAAAATGCTATTATGCTCCATGAAAAACGAGTTCGGGTGACTCAGGTGATAGTTTTGCCAGACCATGATAGCAATGCATATGACGTATTCGTACACTATACGCCTAAGAATTCAAACCGCAACGAGACATTAGAACTTTTCCTAAAAAGACTGAGATAAGAAAATGGCAGAAAATACACAATTGAACGTATCATCATTAGAATTTGATGATATCAAAAAGAATTTAAAATCATTTCTTAAAGACAGTGATAGAGTTTTGGACTATGATTTTGATGGATCCTCCATGAGCATATTCTTAGATGTTATGGCATACACAACTCATTACATGGGTTTTCATGCGAACATGGCAATCAACGAATCATTTCTTGATACTGCGGTATTAAGGAATTCTGTAGTATCTCATGCAAAGAATTTAGGATATATACCAACATCAGCAAGAGGCGCAAATGCTATTATTAATTTGACGTTTAATATGACGGGCATTGATTCGCCCAATTATATTGTGGTAGAACGAGGAACAGGATTCACCTCAACAGTGCAGGGCGCTACAATTCCATTTGTGACGTTAGAAACCTTTAACATATTTCCAGACGAAACTGGAGATTTTTCTGGTGAGATTGAAGTATTTCAAGGAACTATTCAAGAGATTTCGTGGGTATATGATGCAAATAGCGAAGTGCAGAAGTTTTTAATAGAAGATATTAAATGTGATAGGAGTGTGCTGAAATTAACAGTCAATGAAGTTCCGTGGGAAAGAAATCCATCATTATCACAAATTGATAACAAGAGTCTTGCATATTTCGTGCAAGAGGGATTAGATAATGTCACTGAAATATATTTTGGCGATGCGATGTTCGGAAAGTCCCCACAGCATAATGAAATTGTAAAAGTATCATATCTATCAACTTCTGGAAGTCAGGGTAACTACACATCGACAATTCGGGATCAATATTTTAGTATTAATACTGCTATTGCAGGGACGTATGACGAAAGTAGAATAGTTATAACAACTTCATCAATTTCTTCTAACGGTGCTGAATTTGAAAGGACTGATTCAATCAGACACAATGCACCTAAGAGTTATGAACGTCAGGATCGTGCTGTAACAGCGGCAGATTATAAAGCAATTCTATTAGAGAAATATCCTAATATTGATTCTATTGCAGTATGGGGTGGAGAAGATAATGATCCTCCACAGTATGGTGCAGTATTCATATCAATTAAACCTAAATATGGTTTAGAATTAAGTCCTCTTTCGAAAGAAAAGATTAAAGACGATATTCTGTCCCAGTTTAATATTCTAGCAGTAAATCCATTAATCGTTCTTCCTGAATATACTTTTGTTGATATATCAAGTGAAGTTAAATACTATGCAACAAAGACCTCAAAATCTAGTAGTGAAGTGCAGACTTCCGTCACGAATAGTATTAATGAGTTCTTTGAAACTGAGTTAGGTAAATTTAATGCAAGTTTACACTACTCACATTTGACGGGTCTTATTGATGATGCCGACGTATCTATCAATAGTAACTTGACTACTATTAAATTTTCTAAGAAGTTTTATATACAAACAAGTAATACTACGGGAAATTATATATTTAAATTTAGTAATGCTATCGTACCAGGTTCAGTTGTATCTTCTCTTTTCGGATCAAGTGTGGCAGGAACTTCAATGGCATTGCTTGATGATGGGCAAGGCAACGTACTTTTATACGATACTATAAATAAGGGATTCATAAATACTTCGATCGGCACAGTCGATTATGAGAATGGCATTATTCAACTGGTCGGATTTAATCCAACTATTGATACGAGTACATCTATTAGTCTTTCATGTAAACCACTGACTAATGATATACACACATTGAGGAATAATATTATCATTCTAAATAAAACAAACATAACAATGACAGCGGTTTAGGATACTTATGAGTAACGATTCACGTTTTACATCCGAGCAGGTTAAATTCCTCTCGGTATTTGTTGAGAGAATGGTTCCCGACTATGTTCGGGAAGACCATCCCAAGTTTATTGAATTTCTAAGAGCATTCTTTGAATTCTTAGAACGGGACATGGATACGTCTGGAGAACTTGGCGAATATAAACAGATTGCGGATTTAGTCCAGAACATGGACGTGGATCATGCACTTGAAGTGTTTATTCCTCAATACGAAAAACAATATCTTGCATCTATTCCCCACACTGCATTAGACTCTGCTGTTCCAACCACAGAGAAAAGTTTCTTAGCAAAGCAGATAAGAAAAGAGTATAAAAATAAGGGGACTAAATCCTCTATTGATTTCTTATTTAGACGAGAATTTGACAAGTCTGCTGAAGTATTCTATCCTAAGTCACAGATGCTAAAAGTTTCAAATAGTAAGTGGATAGAACCTAAATGGATTACAGTTGGCGGACAGAAATTATTCGATGGACTCATTGAATCATATGAGGTTACTAATCCTAATAATATTCACCCAATTGAGTTAACAATTCTTGATGAATTGTTTACTAAACCCAATACAGTATCATACACTGAAGATGCGGATGGTAACCCAAGTCAAGAGTGGTTAGATTATGTGGGTGGTTATAATGGCGCACAATGTTTTGCTCAGAATGCGTTCCAGAGTGATACTATTAATAGTTCAATCACGCAATTAGAATGTGAAGCATTTACTGGTGGGGAATGGCGACCATATGGTCCTAGATGGGAGTTATTGCAAAATTCGCTATTAGTGACTGTGACTATTGATGGCATAAACGTACCATATTATGCGTACACGGATGACCCATCTCTTGATCCGGACGGACCATATACTGGTCCTATTTGGACTGTAAATAATCGCATAGTCACCTTCCACAATGGGTCTGAACTACGTCAAAAATACAAGATTTTTAATATGGTTGAAACTATTCCTGCAGATGGTGCACAGGAACAGATTAATCTAGATTTTGTTGTTTATGAAGATGAGTTTATACTCCTGCCCACTGCAAATAAAGACCAAAGCAGGGAGTTTTATGTAGTACATAAGAGAATTGATCCTGCAACTGGCATCTGGCCATTAAATGAAATTGGACTCATTGACCTAGACTTACAATCTAATTCCCAGTACGTTCTTGATGCCGATGGGAATCACATTCCTATGCTCTATGATGGCAGCAACTTTATTCATCAGGGCGAGAATTTATCAATACCCTCATTGGAATTACCAGCAACATATCTTCAAGTAACTGAAAATAATAAAGTACATTTTACTTATTCAGATATTCATGAAGATTTAAATGTTCATATGCGCGCGGATGCCACTCATGTAAGTGCAGAGCAAAATATTTATAAAGTATATAATAAGCAACTTGTAGCACAAACTTCGGGTTCTTGCTCTGAACAACATCCTGATGATATCACTTTATCCTTAGCAAAAGCAGAGTGTACAAACATTGGTGCAGAGTGGACTCCAGTGACATGTTTTGTTGATTTCTCAGACGAACAGCGACTTGCGGAATATGAAAAAGTAGCATTATCAGAAATTACAGGCACTCTCATAAAGGGCGAAGAAGTCTGGGAGAACGTCGGCACATCTGGAAAAACTCCGGTCAAGTTGACAGTAACTTCAGACGGCATTGTATCTCCTGGTAAATGTTATATTGATGGTACTTGGGATAACACACTACTGTCCGAAGACGAATGTATTCATAGTCAGACTGTTGACCCAGAAAAGTATGCAGAGATTGAAACTAATGTATGGTTGACTGATGGTTATTGGGACGATAGTAGTTCATTCCTATCTTCTGATAAGAAGATGCAAGACAATGATTACTATCAAGATTTCAGTTATGTTATACGTTCAGAAGTTCCTCTTGAAGCATATAGACAAGTTATTAAGCAATTAGTTCACCCAGTTGGTCTGAAATTATTTGCACAATATAGTTTAACTTCTAATATGGAGATGGGTGCTAGACTACCTAAAAACTTCTCCGATTATCTTATTAGAATATTCTCTTATCTTGACGTTGCAGTTGATATATGGAAACCTGGTTATAGTTATGGCAACTATCACGGAAAGAATCATGTATGGGATAGACCAGAAGAGTTTACGCTTGTCGTTGATGAAAATCCAATTACTACTCCTGAAGTATATACATTCGCTGGTGGTGTTGAAGCATGGTGTTCTGGCAAAATCGACAATGATGTAGAAGAAGCAGAATGTATCTCTGGTGGTGACTGGATTGATGCAGTGCCTGGGTATTGTACGGACTTCTTACCAGACTTATTCAGCGAACATGTGCCGTTGACACAAACAGATTGTGAATACGAAATAGCACCAGGATTAACTGCTGGGACGTGGATTCCAATAGTTAATGCATATTGTTCTTTGCAGGGAACTTTCGATTCAGAAACAGATCCGGTATTATGTTCAGAAATGAACGTTGGTAACTGGTACCCTGAAATTCTTCCTGTTGAAGTATCTGTATTATCAGTCAACAAATCTGTTGGTGACTCCGTCGCATTGGACGATTCGTTATTCACATTGCAAAATAATGTGACAAATGTTCAGATGGATATCACCCAACCTAGACATTTTGATTCATGGAATCAACTTGGTACAGTAGATAGCATTGCATACTCTCCGGGAGATATCGTAAACTTAGTTAGTTCGCCAGCGATAATGATGGAAATAAGTTCTACTGGTGATATCGTTATCCCCGCGGGCAATTTCAGTGCAGACTATGCGGCGGAGATGGTTCTGGGCGTTATGCAAGTTTATCAAGGGTTTCAGTATGAAAATACTAAAGTCATCGCACAGAAGTCATGTACTGGATATGATCCTCAAACTGGACAATCATTATCCATTACAGAACGATTGGAAATTTACAATCAATCAGATTGTGAAGTTGTTGATCCACTAACTGGATTCCCACACGGCGTTTGGGGCGATACAGTAATTTCAACTACTTTGGGCATGCATCCAAATACGGGCAAGCAGTTATATAGAACAAGAACTCCTGGTACTTCTACTGATGAATGGTACTTTTTAAACGACAAATACAAGAATCCTAGTCTTTATGCAAAGAGTGGTCAATTTGCAATATTGGGTGACCAAGCAAGCGCACAAGACTATAGAGACCATCAAGGGTTTGAATTCTTTCAAGAGGACAGTGTTCAGAAAGGATATGATGATTATGTTGTAGAAATTCTAAAAGACCTCAGTACATCATCCCGTCTTGTTCATGCTGATGAGTGGGGAGTACCGACAGACCATTATGCTGTAAATATTATTAAGGAAGAACCGTTCAAAATTGGTAACTTCATCAAAGAGAAATTATATACAATTTCTACGATGAATGATGAAGTTCGCCTTTTCATGAATGCATTTCCGGAAAAAGCAACTCTTGAATTTACTCAACATTTGCGAGTTCTAGACTATGATTCGTTGCCTCCTGCGGCAACATCACTTGAAATTTATGATGATATCGACAATGCTACTTATGGTGGTATGGTATCTTGTGAAATTTGGGAACTTGCTGTAATGAAAGGACTTGAATCTGTTCTTAAATGGATGGAGTCTTTCGTAGGGATAGAAGAATATGCAAAAGAACAAACATATCATTACTGGGATGTAAACAGAGAATCTTCAAGAGTTCAGCACACATACGGACTGGGGTGTGACGTACTTGATTCAGTTAAAATTGGTGCATTCTTGACTGATGACGGACTACGCTCACATAGTCATGGTGGTGCTGGTGGTTTCGCGCCATTAGTAGAAACAACAATTACTAAGGGTTTTGAATTACCGCAGATGGATGTCAACGTAGCGGCATTCCACACGCACGAATTCAATGGTAACGCAATTCCTAATTTATTGAGACAAGGCGAAGAAGTGACTGCTCGCGGCATGAACTTCACCGAAGGCCGCAATCTCATGAACAGAGAAGCATTCGTTATTCCAGAATTCATGGGCGCGAATCTTGTGTGCGGCGGGATCATGACTCCCAACTTATGGGGAGATTGGATTGACTCTAATACTGATGCACGATATAACGGTGTCGGTGAATGTATGGATCCTACTTATCCTGACGAAGCAAGTTGTGAAGCGGCAATGGGTCCAGGTAGATGGATGCCTGCTATGTGTACAAATCAAACAAGCACTGACGAAGTAAGTTGTAATGCAGATGGTCATTCTTGGGGTTACTACACAATGAGCACACTTGATCCTATGAAGGGTCATGCTTCTTTCTTTGTAGAGAATCTCGTTGTTGATGCACAAAGAGGTCGTACTGCTGATCCACTTACTCGTGACCAAGCAAGATTTCTTATTGATAATCCTACAGAGCATGTTGTCTTATTCGACAACTTAGCGGCACTAGACCAAGACGGAGATATTCAAGATTCTGCAATCATTGATGGTGTCACTCAAGGTGGTACTATTACGAATATAGACGGAGAAATAACTTCTGCTCATTATCACGAATATCATGTTCGATATGACCATGATTGGGAAACGTACACAAACGAAAATAAATTAGAACACGGTTTTATCTTTGAACCCATAACTACATGGTTATGTTTCAACTACGATCCAAGTCTTCCTGCCGATGAAACTATCATGGGCGGTCAAGACTTCAATGGTAACCCCTGGCCGCAGAATGTGTTTAATGAAGTGTCAGATTCGTATGTTGCAATGATGACTGGAAATCCAGATATCACATTACAGCATCAACAAGTATGGGAAGAGAATCACGACTCTAAAGTTGATTGGGTAGAACTCTTCTCTAGCAACTTCATTCAGGGCGTTCCGGGTTCAGGCGGCACAGGCGATTTAATCGGTGTAGAAGTTGTCGGAACTGGCACAGATATTGCTACGATTGAAGCATATCCAATTCCATCCTTTTTGACTTCATCCGAACGTAATATGTGGATTCACGTTCAACATACTGTTATGGATAGTATAAATGGTATCACAACTGCTCATACTGATTTGTGGGCATATCTACAAGAAATCATGCCAGACGGATTTGCTAGAATTGACTTCATTAAAGATGGAGTAATTAATCAACTTGACTTAGACGCATATACTGACGAAATTTATAAAGAAAGAATCATTGATGATGCATATGCTGTACCAGCACTTGTAACTAATTTCTTTCTTGATGCAACTCCGCAATATCCTATCGCAATTGTTGACCAAAGTGGTTATATCCATTTACAAAACACGACAGATGGTTCTATTAAAGACTTGCTCTTGGACTTGACTTCATTACAACACGTTATCGGTCTAGGTTCTTTTGCGAATTATGACGAACGTGGTGTACTTGGTCTTGGATTTCATCCTGACTATGAAAACAACGGCAAATTCTATGTCTATTATATGACAGAATTAGATTCTTCAGAGGTAGGATATTTCACTACGGGTGCATGGGGATTTGCTAAATCACGAACTCATATCAGCGAATTCACTGCTGATTTATCTGGTGCTCGTCCGATTGCTGATGTTTCGACTGAAAGAGAATTATTAAGAGTAGACCAACCGGATTTCAATCACAACGGCGGCGAAGTAGCATTCGGACCTGACGGGTATCTTTATATCGGTCTTGGTGACGGTGGTTCTGCTGATGATACAAGTTGGCAGGGTACTCATGGTGAATATGGAAATGCACAGAATCCAACTAACTTATTAGGTTCTATTCTTAGAATTGATGTCACTCCTGATCCAATTGCTGGAACAGAATATACAATCCCTGCTGATAATCCTTTTATTAATAATCTATACAAAGCAGGTACTCCTGACGAAGCACCATGGCGTGCTGAAGCATTTGCATATGGTTTTAGAAATCCTTGGAGATTCAGTTGGGCACCGAACGGTGACTTCTGGGTTGCAGATGTTGGTCAGAATAAATTTGAAGAGATTAACATTGTAGAGAAGGGCGGAAACTATGGTTGGAGAATCATTGAGGGTTATCATGCATTCGAAGAGAATCAAAGTTTAATCGACCAAGCGGCAGTTGACTTAGGGTATGCAAATACTGTAGAATATATGAACGATTTGAAAGAACCTATTCATGAATATACTCATGGTACTGGTATTTCTATTCTTGGTGGTTTCGTATATCGCGGCGCGATTCCTGAACTGATTGGTAAATACATATTTGGTGATTGGAGCACAGACTGGACAGGCACCACAGGCCATCTTTATACTCTTGAGGAAGATAGTTCTGGACTTTCTGCTACATTTAATGTGCTTGCGAATCCAACTAACGGAGCAAATCACGGACATACATGTTCTTTGACCGCGGCACAAGTAGAGTTAATGAAAGCAAATCCTGGGACTGTAGTTAATGTTCCTCAGACTGATGGTGTTCATGCTGAATTCTATACGCATATTTTTTCTATCATCTGGAGTTCTGTTGGAGCAGGAAGTTTTGTTCTTATCGGACAAACTAACACAGAAGGGCATGACCAATTAGATTTCATTGAGTATTCAAGTGCTGTTGGTTATATCAGAAAACCTCTTTCAATTTGGGATCCTGCGGCACAAACAGTTGATTTAACTACCCTCGGTATGTCTATACTAACGATGGGCGAAGATACTGCCGGAGAGATTTATATATCTACACGAGTTGGTATTAATACATTTCAACCACCGGAAGGTGCTGGACCTCAGAATTGTACAATTGCAAAAATAATTGCATCATATGATTCTTCTGTATTGGGACAGGCAGTTTACGAGCAGATCCCTGCATCTGAAATGGCACACGTTCATTCATATAAAATTGAGTGGGATGATAATGCTCTTTCATTTATTGGTGAAGAGATTTCTGATATTGAGATGAGCGTATGGGATGAATTCTATCCGGTGTGGATCGAAAACACGCCTGCTTCTCACGTTCATCCTCTGACTATTCAGTGGAGTAATGCTGTTGATTCATATATTCCTGTCGGATCATCTGCTGGGTGGGATGGAACTGGCCCGTATGATATTGGTGCTGATACTGCATGGGCACCACCTGCTCAAGCAAGTGACGATTATGTTTCAATCAGTGCATCACCAATTATCGTAATTCTTGCGTCAAACGAATTTGCGAAAGAAAGTCATCAACATTATTTCTCTGGTGTGCTTCTTGACACATACGGCATCAACTACGGAAGAACATCTGATGTAATTAGTAGATATGATGCAGAAGTGCTTGCTAATGCTCCTGTGGGAACTATTCATAAATTATACGGTTCTATTCATGAGTACCCGACCGGAAATAAACACTATCATGAAATTGACGTAACATATAATATTGCTACGAAACAATTCTACGGTATCGAAGTATCTGAGTGGGTTGAACCCACTCAAGGAACTGGAGAATATTTTCTTGCTGAGAGTCAAACACATGAGCATGGAATTACTGTAGATGGAATTGTTACTGCGGTGGGTTGGTCTGGTAATCCTATATTCACAGCACCAATCATTGCTACTTACTACGCACATGATTGGGACAATTTAAACGGTTCAGAAGCAAGTCATAATCACATATTTGATGGTTCTGGTCTCGATTCAGTTGGTCCGAACGTAGATAGAAAAGCAAACGCACTGACTAACGAAGAAACGACTAATTTAATGGATAGTTCTCTTGAAGAAGTTATTCTTTATTCAAGAGTTGTTGGTGACCATTATCACTCATATAGACTTACATATGACGGTCCCACTAACTTAATACTTGCAGAAGAGGTTGGACTTTGGTTAACAGACGGTTCAGGTCAGTATTTCTTACAATCAACTGCTACGCATCAACATGCTGTATCTGTTGACGGTGTGATTACTGGCGCTGGGTATTCTGAAACAATTGATTCTACTGATTTGCCGACTCTCGCATCTCCTGGTTATCCTTATCCAGGAGGGTCACATCCTCACTTTCATATCAATACTGTAGTTGGTCCTTTCCCTGACGGTCATATCGACTATGCACACGGATTATCAGTTGACGAAGCACAAAGACTTATTGATGGTGTCGTGACTTCTGTTGTAATTTATGACTCTATTGAGGGTGCTCACTTTCACGAGTACACTATTAAGTGGAATGATACGACCAATAAGTTCTATGTTTCTGCTTCATCAACATGGATTAGGGGTGGTATTGAAGACCAGACTCAAGACTCCGGTAAGTATTATCCTGCAACAATCATGAATGAATCTGAAGGGTTGCATTGGCATAACTTGACTATTGAGTGGAATCCAAATGATACAGTATATCCTCAACAGTCTGGCGGAAGCGTATATACTACACGAGTAACATCAACGGACGAAGTTGTATATGCTGATCCTGTAACGACAACAAGCAGTCAATCTACTGAGTTGAATCCGGTATCAACGACATATCCTGATACGCCGAGTAATGGAGATATTACAGTCAT